TATCTTTCGGGCGCGGAGGTTTCGGCAGAGGATTATACGGTAAAGGTGGGAGCATGGATATCTCAGCAGAAATACGGACGGCTTATAGGCGGCACCGGCTTAGAATTTACAAGTCACTGTCAGTATGCCGAAAAGACAGACGGAACTATTTACGACAACAATTATGTTTACCCTCTGTCCCCCCCGGATGTGAACATTGTATATGTTGTATTTAAAAGCGGAACACCTATATATGCAATGGTAGATTTATACAAAGTTATTTCACTTGACAGAGATGAATATCAAGATTATACCGTGAAAATACCCGGCGAATACGAGGCGTTCACATACATTTACCACGATGCAGATAATTACAGAATTGACAGTATACAAGGAAGCGGCAATCTTGTTATTAACTTTACAGATGAGTCGTCGGAAGACATCGCTTTTCCCAGAATAGCAGGCGGCGCGGGTGTCGGCGTAACATATAGTTATCAGAGTTACTATGTCCAGTCCGAAGGAGAATACAGCAATCCCGTAAAGCTTGTAAAAAGCGGCGACAGATCCACGAAGACAACAGGCAGTTCTTTCACTTTTAATAATGTTTTACACTCCTATGGCTGCAATGTATTTTCGGACCTTACAGTCGAAAATATAATTTCCGAGATGCAGGGATTATATAATTCATGTCTCAGATATCTTGGAAGGGCAACATACCCATTGACATGGATAACAGAAGAAGGAATTGTTATAGAATAAACGCTTTCGGGGCTCATTGGAGGTGAGTGAAAATATGAACGAAAAACACCTTATGGCAATTCTGGCATCAAGCGGTTTCGGCGTTGTGTTCGCAAAGATTTTCGGAGAGTGGAATAATGATGTGATCGCGCTCGTTGTTCTCATGGCGATTGACTATATCACGGGGATAATCGTCGCGGGCGTTTTCAGACGCTCCGACAAGTCCGAAACGGGCGGTCTTTCGTCTCATGCCGCACTCAAGGGTATCGCAAAAAAAGTCTGCGAACTGATGCTCGTCGCGGCGGCTTATCAGTCGGAGATACTTCTCCATGTGGATTATCTCCGCATTGCCGTGATCTGGGGTCTGTGCGCTGCGGAAATTATTTCCGTTATGGAAAATGCCGCCTATATGGGCATCCTCCCCGAAAGTGTCAGAAATGTTTTTGACAATGTTATAAAGACATTGAATAAAAAAGATGATGAAAAATGATTTCAATGAACAATCAGTTCAATTAACAATTAACAATGAATAATTGTCATTGTACATTGTTCATTAAAACAAGGGGTGATGAAAAAAATGACGATTCGGACGATAACAGTCAGTGACATTACAAAGGTCGATTTCGATCCCGGAAATGACAGGCCGTATTTTTTTATGTCCGAAAAATATGTCTGGGTGCGCAATAAATCGCCTGCGGAAATTTATGTTTCCGCAGAAAGCGATCCGCTGCCCGGTGACGCGGGTGTTCTCGAAATTCTTTCGGGCGCATGCGGTATGGCCGAAATGCCCGCGTCAAATATTCTGTATTTTTCGGGCGGCGGGGACGTCGAGATCCACACCGACAATATCCCGACCTGTCCCTGGAACGGTTCCTCGGGCTCGGGCGGAGGCGGCACTCCGTCGGATGTTCAGCCGCTTACCGCCGCTCAGATGCACGCGCTTCTGATGAAACTGGAAGATTAATTCAATTAACAATTGGGAGGTATTTTATTATGGCAAATTTTGTTTCTTATTCCAACGCTAACACCCTTATGACATCAATCGCGGAGAAGATCAAGGCACTCAAGGGCGCTTATATTATCCGCGGAAATTCAACGTTCGCTAACCTGCCGTCCGTTCTCACCGAGAGCATGAACGGCTATGTTTACAACGTTACCGACGATTTCACCACGGATGCACGATTCGCCGAAGGCACGGGGATTAAACAGCCCGCGGGAACCAACGTCGTTGTTGCGGCGGTTTCCTCACACGATTCATATGTAGAGGTGACCCCCACGGGCGATGAGGATCCTTCCGCCGAGGGATGGTATGAACAGGATCTGACCACTTCGACGACAACATATAAACTTTCGGAAGATACGGCGGTAGTTCCTTCAAAGAAATACTACGAAAAATCTACCGTCAGCGACATGAAATTTGATATTATCGGCACGTTTGTCGATGTCGATGAGCTGAACGACCGTATTGACAAAACTCAGCTCAGTATCGCTCCCGCTTTCGATGACACGACCGATTACACCGTCGGCGATACGGTCATCTACGGCGATGAGCTTTACATCTGCACAACAGACCACGACGCGGGCGACTGGGATTCCAATGATTTCACAAAAACCACAGTCAGGGAAATAATCTCCGCCGCCGAGCCCGATTCACTCACTGAAGAACAGATCACAGCTCTGCTTGAACTGCTCGATTAAAATTAACAATTAACAATTAACAATTAACAATTAACAATGAACAATGAATTCAATGTACAATTAACAATGAACAATTAACAATGGATAATTGTCATTGAGCATTGTTCATTAATATCATTGTTCATTGTACATTATTCATTGTACATTGTTCATTGAAAAAAGGGGGTGTTTTTATGTCAAAGAAAAATTATGTCGCTTACGGCGATGCGGAGACGGTTGTTTCGGGTATCGCACGCGTTCTTAAGAAAAAAGAACCGTCGGTTTTCAAGGGCTCTCAGGATGAATGGGATGCCCTTACTCCCGAACAGCAGAGCACTTACGAGATTCGCATTATCAACGATGATTTTATCACCGTTATCTATTCGGGCTCCGTTGTTAATGTTGTTGAATCGGGTAATAATAACGCCGTTTCAAGCAATGCCGTCTATCTCTATCTTAAAAAAATAAAGGATCATCCCGATGATCTGACCTACACCGACAGCGATCCCGATTATGTTCCGCCTGCTTCCGTTCAGCCCGGTGAGACTTTCGATACTATTACCGAAACCTGGGCGGACGGCTCGCAGGATGTTTTCGGCGTCGGTGTCCTTAACAAAGGCGCAGACGATGAGACGATAACAAGGTTTATCTATCCCGACGGTTCGGAAATGACTTTTACAGGATGGTGATATTATGAGTGTTGCGGTTAAAAATTCAGCGGGTGTATGGGTTCCCGCTGCGGGAAGTGTTTCCAACAGCTATGCCCCTATCGGTGCAATTTATCCCTACGGCGGTTCTTCCGCTCCGTCGGGGTATCTGATGTGCGACGGCTCGGCGGTTTCAAGAACCGATTATTCCGCATTGTTTGCCGTTATAGGAACAAGTTTCGGAAGCGGGGACGGGAGTACGACTTTCAATATTCCTGATTTGAGAGGAAAATTCACAGAGGGTACGCCGAACGGCGGCACTGTTGGTACAAGTATTGCGGCGGGTTTGCCTAATATTACGGGTACACTACAGCCGATTGCTACTGATAGAGGGGCTACTGGATTTGAAGCTAAAAGTGGAGCATTTACCAATTCTACAAACGCCAGTCATTCAGGTGCAGCTACGTCAGACTCTTCGTACAGAGCAACTATTGATTTTAATGCTTCCAAATCCAACTCAATCTACGGCAATTCAACAACCGTTCAGCCGCCTGCCGTATGCGTAAATTACATCATCAAGGCTAAAGATGTTAATTTGTCGGGCGGCGGTCAGGCACTGGCGGATAGGGTTGAGACACTGGCAGATAGGGTTGAGACACTGGAAACAACTACAAGCGGAAATATATCGGGTGCAACAACAAATTCGGGAACTATAACTAATGCTACATATGCAAGGTCGGGTAACGTTGTTCAACTTAGATTAACATTAACGGGCGCATCTCTTACAACGCACAGTGCTAATACCTTAGTCGTAACTATGCCGTCTACTGTACCCGTACCCGTTATGACGGTTGACGGAGTGGCTAATGTATGGAATAGTTCTGTCGATGAAACCGGACACGTCAGAATGAGCGGCGGGAGCAGAGATGTTGTTATCTATTCAAGTAATGACAGTGGGGTTGATGCAGATATAACCGATGCGGACGTGTGGGCAACTATTACTTATATTACGGCTGACTGATTTTTCGGAGGGATGATAAAATAAAAATCGAACTGTAGACCGAAACTCACAAATTGAAAAATCCCGCTCCGAATTTTATGGGGCGGGATGAAAAAAATCTCAAAAAATTTCTCAAAACCTCTTGACATTTGTAGCTACATATGTTATAATATAATATCACTTTTTGCCCCGCATGTCAAGAGAGGATTTGATATTATTACAGCCGACGGCAATAAAAAGATGGGTAGACCGTACCAGGACGGTAAACCAAAAAACCATGTTGCAAGATTAAGACTTTCGGACAGTGAAAAACAAAAACTTGATGCCTGTTGCAAATTGTCGGGATTAAATATAAGCGAAGTTTTAAAACAAGGGATTGACATGGTTTATGAAAAATACAGTCATTAAAAGACTGATTAACCTACCGCACAGCGTAACAGCCGTGCGGTATTTTTATTGAGAGGAGTTTTACAATGAACATCACAAACAAACTTTCCACAGTCCACACCTCACAGAGAAACGGCAGAAAGATAGAATACATAGTTATTCACTACACTGCCGGCGTGACTTCAAGAGCGGGAACGGCGGCGAATACCGCCGATTATTTCCGCACGACAACGACAGAAGTTTCTTCCGATTTTATCGTTGACGACTTTACAATTGTTCAGTACAACGCCGATATTCACAATCGCTGTACATGGCACTGCGGCGGCAAACTCTACGGCAACAAGGGCGGCGGCTTTTACGGGAAATGCACAAATGCAAATTCAATCGGCGTTGAAATATGCTCGACTAACTCAACGGGCAAAATGCAGAACGCCAACGACAAGTCGTATTATTTTACAGATGCCGTTCTCAAAAATGCGCTCGATCTCGTCCGTTGGCTTATGAAAGAATACGACATTCCCGCCGATCGCGTTATCCGTCACTACGATGTAAACGGGAAACCTTGTCCGGGCATAATCGGCTGGAACGCGGAAAGCGGCTCGGAAGCGGAATGGCAGAAATTCAAAAAAGCTCTCGGAGATGATTCTGCCGATTCTTCCGTTTCGGTTTCTCCTGCTCCCGATCAGCCCGCAAAATACTATGTGCAGGTAGGGGCGTTTTCCTCTAAGGAAAATGCCGAAAAGTATCTTAACTCGGTTAAGACGGTCTACCCGCAGGCATTCATTAAGACGCTCTGATGTGTCTGGGATGCCAAACGATTTTGTAATACAAAATCTACGCTTGCTATACTCTTCCTCTGATTCTCCCCGGCTGAAAGCATGGTCTTTTCAGCCGGGGAGATTTTTTTATTCAGTCTGACTTAATACCTCTTTCAGGGGGATTTACTTTCACGTCGCAAGCACAGAAAGGAGATATGTCCTTTCATCTCGACATAAAAAAGCGAGCGTCAGATTTATAAATTGTTCTGACGCTCGCTTTTTTATTTTGCTGTCCGTAGCATAGCAGTAAATGTTATGATTACTATGCCGTTGTTTAATATGGATGGCAGGGGCAGGACATTGCCGCCCATATCCGACAAAAAGTCGGTAAGGGCAACATAGTCCTCAGCGAGAGTGTCAAGTTCGCGCTGTGCCTCATCTGTCGGAGACATTATTATTTTTATCTTATCGGGATCGTTCGGATCGTCACCGTCATAAACATATATTCTCCAGACAAATTTCTGAATGATCTGCTTGAGACGCTCCCTCGGAAGCTTTGTCAGGTCTGTATTCTCATGAAAGACCTTTCTTATTTCATCTGCGGTCGCTCCCGCGTTATATGCCGCTGCTTCCATTTCAACGATCCTGCGGTCAATTGCCCGTTTCTGTTTGGTGAGATCGTCGATCTTTTCGTGTATTTCATCATAGTCAAGGCCGTTTGCAAGTGCATTCACAAGATTATCTATCTTTTTCTTCAGCTCTGCGGACTGCCTGCGGAGCTGAATTATTTTATCCTCATCAACGCCCTTTTTATTCGCTTCGAGTATCTTCTGCACGACTGCTTCGGTGACCTCAAGCGAAAAATATCTCTCGTTCAGCTCCTTTATGACTGCCTTATCCAGTTTTTCACAGCGGACGGAATGTTTATCGCATATCCTGCTCCTGTGTCCGTTGCAGGTGTAGTACTGATATTCATGTCCCCTGCGGGCTCTGGTCTCGCCGAACATGGCTTTTCCGCAGTGTCCGCAGTATACTTTGCCGCTGAGAAGATAATCGTGTGTTGCCCTGTTCCTGCCGCCCTTATGCTGATTTTCTTCCATACGCTTCAAAACCCTTTCGTATTCCTCTTTGGTGATTATCGCGGGGAAAGCATTCTCGACGCGGATAACATCTTCATCGGATTTATATTTGTGACGGTTCTGCTTCCCGTTCTTCGGGGTATCGGTCTTGTTGTAGACAAATGTACCCGTGTATTTCTCGTTTCTCAGAAGATCGTACAGACTGTTCCTGAGAAATTTTCCTCCGCGCTTTGTACGGTATCCTTTTTCGTTCAGCTCATCGACTATAAGAGTATATCCGCATCCGGAGAGGTACATATCAAAGATCAGGCGGACAGCTTCCGCTTCGGTCTCGTTTATTATGTAGTGGCCGTCCTTGTCAACATCGTAACCGAGCGGAGGTCTGCCGCCCGTTGTTTTTCCGTTGTAGGCATTTTCCTTTAAACCGCGCATGACCTCGATAGCGAGATTTGCGGAAAAATATTCGTTCACGCCCGTTATGACGAGCAGCATCATTCTCCCCTCGGGTGTCTGATCGAGACGCTCGCGGACGGAAACAAATTCGATCCCGAGCTGTTTCAGCTTGTCGGTATATACAACGGTATCCGAAGCGTTGCGGGCGAAACGGCTCAGCTCGTAGACGATCACCGCCTCGAACTTGTGCGCCTCCGCGTCTGCGATAAGCTGTGCAAACCCGTCGCGCTTGTGGATGTTCTTGTATCCCGAAAGAGCCTCGTCCTTGTATATGCCGATTATTTCATACTGTCCCGAATGCTGCGCGAAATATTTGCACGCGCGGACCTGCTCGTCAATGCTTTCGGTCCGCTGATTGTCCGAGCTGTACCGGGCATATATTACAGCTTTTTTCATAAAATCACTCCTTGACATTTTATCGGAGAAGTGATATAATAAATATGGTTTTGTAGTGTATTTATTATACTGCTCTCCTTTACATATCCGCTTTCTGTTGCCGCAGAGAGCGGATATTTTTATTCATCGTAGACTATATTGGTTATCCCGAGAACCTTCCCGAAGCATCTGCTTTCACTGTCAAGCGGAATGTCGGGATATTTTTTATTCAGGGATATAAGCACATTCTTTCCGAGCTTTTTTATAAAGCCGCTGCCGCCTACCGAGAATATGCCTATTTCGCCGCGCTCAACGACTTCCTGCTTATGGACAAGCAC